GCCCCGTTCGAGAAGCACAAACCATCGAACAGGAAGAACTTTCTGTCGTATAGTTTTTGTCTATACAAAATGGTTGAACTGCTCGGACATGACGAATATTTGCCCTGCTTTCCGTTGCTCAAGTCCAAGGAGAAGCTCTACGTCCAGGATCGCATATGGGAAAAGATTTGCGAAGAGTTGCGTTGGGAATTTATACGCACGACATAATTTTGGATCAACAGTTCATCACATCCAGTGGTGGTGGGAACGGCTTGTCCCTCTCGATGCGTTCAAACTCCATGGGCCCCCTCTTGTCTGGAAAGTTGATCAGATAGCCAACCTCGAGTCCCAGGAGCTTGAGGTAATTTTGGGTCTGAATTCGATAGGCCTCGTTGAGCTTGCCGACAGACTTGAGCTCTAGAACAATCTTTCGGTCGACTATGAGATCGGCCCGGACGTGGCCCACGTTCTGACCGTCATAGAACACAGGGACGATGCGCTCGGTCTCATAGTACGCACCCTCCCGGCGGAGAGCCACCTCAAAGGCGCAGTGGTATACGGACTCGGAGTACCCAGGACCCAGAGAATCCCAGATGTCTTGGGCAATTGTTCGAAGGTCCATTCAATTTTAAATGAGAATTGCTTTTAAGGTCGATGATCCAACCCCGAAGGGCTTGTTCTGCGGAGCTGCGCGGAAACAATGTTTCCCTTTACTAGGGATGCTCTGGCTGGGTCACTTTGTGACGACCCGAGCCTACTTCGGGTCTTTGAGTCTAGAGGAGGCGGTTTGGGCTATCGCCCCTGACCTGCCTATGGCCCTTTTTTTGACCCCATGGACAAACACATGGAGTGAAATCAAGGATTGGAAAATATACAATTGGTTTTACAAATTGCCACACTCCATGTGGTCCTTAATTTTGATCCGAAATTCAAGGATCCGGAATATCTATGCTTTTCATATTATCATGGACATTCTAAGTCATACGGGTCAGTGGTCCATCGAGCCGTTTTTTCCAATTGGCCCGGTCATTCATGGGTTGTGGAATCCTATCGAGTGGGTTTAAGGCCGTGGTGCCGAGAACGCCGCTCGTCTGCGCGCAGCCACCTTGGCACGCATAGTTTGCCGCTGAGGCTGCGCCGCTGCATATAGAGTAGCATAATTATTAACCTGGATCGCAGCTCGCGGGGGGGTCGCTGGACGCGGTCGGTTCGCCGTGGCTCCATTCCCACTAGCCCCAGTGTTCAAAATCTGGCGAACGTTGGGTTTGCGGGTCGAATCGCTTTCGTCTATGCTTTTCGCCAAATCAGCAATGGGTTTGACGAAGTCATCGGCTTTCAGTTTCCGACGTAAATCAAACAATTTACGAATGCTATACCCAATCATTCCAGCCGTGCTCATCTCTATAAATCCATATGCGAGGAGTGCACATACAGCAAAGGCCAGACCGACTAGAAGTCTTCTATAACTATTAATATCTTTAAGACCGCCTGTAATAAACTCGCCAACTTGGCCCGCCGCCTCGGGGATGGTGCTTAAAACTTTACCAGTGCCTTGAACAATTGCAATCCTGGTATTTCGCAAAGATTTCCGCAAAGTTTGTGAATTTTTAAATGCCTGCAGATTTGCGTTGTATTTTGCCCGCGCTGCCGCAAGGTTCGCAGCGGCTTCCGCCTTATTAGACTCGCGATTTTGCTTTACCTTATTCAAGGCTGCTTGAGCTCTCTCGAGAGAGGTCGTATGAGCATTCAACTGTTTCTGTGCCAAAATCAACTGAGATGACATGAGTTGTTCAACTCCAGCCGTGGTCAGCGTGGCTATGGACGTTCCAGACGCGTGCGCGTATGCCTGCGCCGCATCTCCCCCCTGTTTTCGCCTCATCTCACATACTTTATCCATTTTGGCGAGTTCCTGTGCGCTTGTGTTGCGGCCAAGATAGTTCCTAGCCGACCCGGCCCTTTTCCAGTTGGCGTTATTGTAAACAGAACATGCGAAATCTTCTGGTTTCACACTTTTCACCAGGTTAGCTACGGACGTGTCAAGTGCGTCAACAATAGAGGCCTGAGATGCGAATGCTAAATTAGTTTTATTTGAACCCATATACGCACGCAACGGACCTGCGTTTGCCTGACCTGTTGCATTCGCCAACGCGATTGCCGAACTTCTGGAGACCACCTGCCCCGAAGCGATCTGACTCGACGCCATCATGACCGCAATGAAAAAAGCCTTTCCGCGACGACCCAGCCCATACGCCCCGCCGATCCGGCCGAGAGTTCTGGGGGAGACGGAATCTAGGGCTGACGCGTTTCTATTGCGCAACGCATTTCTCAGACTGGCGTTGGATACGTTCAACCCATTTCCTGTATTTGAACGCTTCACTAGCGTCGGCATTTACCATACCCCAAGATTTACTTCTGGATCGTCTTGAACGACTTGGAGTACTTGCTGCGGACCCACGTGGCATCCTGCTTGTAGATGCGAGACGCACGGGGCAGGGTCCGCTTGGTCAGGGTGCTGATGGCGACCAGGCGGCGCATGACGGCCAGGGGCTTCTCGCCCTTGCTGATGCCCTTGCTGAGCGCCTTGTGGCGGTTGGTNTTCGCCTCGACCGGGTGATACCCGTAGCGAGTCAGCATACCTCCCTTGAGGCTACCGATCACCTTGGTGCTCTTGCCGGCGGCGCCGACGTCCTTGGCGGGTACGGCCGACACGCGGCTCATACGCGCCTTGCGGACATAGGAGTAGGAGGCGCGATCTTTGGTCGCCCCGACGCGAACAACCTTGCGAGTACGACGCGTGGTGTATCCCGAGCGGATGTGTGAGTGCATTTACTCTGGACTGAGAAAAAGTCCTGGGGGTCCGTGCCATTTCTTGCGGACTTGCTCGTAGCCCTGGATAAACAGCCGAATCTTACCCTCATTTGACGCACCGAATTCAAAAGCCGCGCCGTCCGGTATCGTGAGCTCGAAGTTTGGGTAGTCGTATGCGTGCCTCAATTTCATTGTAGAATAGAGGATGTTGAGGGCGTAGGACTTGATATCCTTGACTTCCCCAATCGCGCACCAGGCTATGCTCAGAGAGAGTACGTCCGGACGCCCAAGGAACGGCCCTCCCGGGATGGATTCGGCAGACCCACCGTCTATGTAGTGCCATCCGTCCGCCAACTTGGTGCTCGAGAACATAAAGGGTATGGCGACCGATGCACAGACGGCGTCCAGAACGCTCATGGTCGGCGTCGTGTCGACCGAAAAGTAGATCGTCTTCATCAGGTCGACGCAGAACGCAGATGCATGGAACTTCACGGGGTGCAACTCATAGAGCTCGCGAAATGACACGTCATCTTTCCCGCAAAACTTCAGACAGGCCTCGGCGAGAATCTTGCGAACCTTGGCCGTAGGCACAAGTCCATAGTCTCGGAGGAGACTCTTTATGTTTGGTTTCATGAGCTGTTTGACGGGCACAGTGAGGGCGTAGTCCAGCACTTTGGCTGGGTCGCCTTTGGTCGCGCAAAACAGAAAGCCAAGAAGGGCACCNGCCGAAGCNCCCGAGATTTCCTCGAGGTCATCGAGCTGACCGCCCCTCTTGAACTTGGCGAGAACGCCGAGNTATAGAAAGAACCCCATGGCGCCTGGGCCTATGGCCAAGTGGCGCATCTATTGTGGGGGTTTAATAAAACTGCGGGAAAAGTCCGCGCAGGGAAGCGAACACGATGGCGAACACCATGGTGTGGACGCCGGTCGCGGCAAGTCCACCCGACGGGGGAAGGGTCAGGAGCACACCCGGAGCCAGCAAGATGAAGAGCGCCAGAGGAACCACAAAGTCCGCAAAGGTCAGGGTAAACTTGAAAACAAACTTGATGATGGCCCATGAGATGATNGNAAACATGAGGGCGTGGATAAGGAGGCCCGGGGTCGGCTTCGACCAGAGGTTTGCGAGAGCAAAAAGGCACGTCGGCACGAGGACCTTTGGTCCGGTGATGTCNATCATTTACTATTAGANCTAGAAAACAAAGTACCCGGCCCACGTGAAAAACTGCTCCGGCTGGACCCTCTCACGAACTATGGCCACCTGTCGTANNCGCTTCCACACGTCGGTC